GCCACCATTACCATTACCGTTTCCATTACCGTTACCATTTTTACCGTTTTTCTTTCCGTTCTCACCCTCATCAGGTTCGATCATTCCCCTTCCACCCATATGATAGCCACGTGGAATCGTCTTACACTTTTTATCAGTGTAACACCAATACTTTCCAGCAGGGCATCTTTTAGCAGCTGCTTCTTCTATGAATTTATCAAATTCTAACATTAGTCAATAATCATATTAAACCACATTTCACTCATACCAGAAATGATTTTATCTGCTGATTCTTTATCCTCAGCATATCCTTCTTTCATTAAATGATCAACTATCTTCTCTCTCTTAGCAACTGCATCTGCATGTTCTTGTGGTGTAGGTTCCATGGTAATAGTACTTTTATTTCTATTTAGACTGGTGTAATCGTATATCCAATTTTTGCTCTAGACTTACCGATAGCAATATCTAAAGCGTTTTGAGCATCTTCTGTAGTGTTATATTGTGTCTTTTTTGATTGATCCCATGTCCATCTATTCTCACTAATGTGATATAGAGTTTCTCCTGTTACATTGCTCTTCTTAGTAATATAAAACATTATGTCCTCTGTTTAAAATTTATACCTTGCATATGATCAAACTCATGTAAAAATACTCTTGCAGCAAAACCTTCTAATTTTACTTTATGATCATTTTTATTTTCATCTTCATATTTAACAACGACAGTTTCTGACCTCTCCACGTCAACAAATTCATCTGGATAAGATAAACATCCTTCTTCCATAACACATGTTTTAGAAGATTGTTTTACAATTCTGGGATTGAAACAAGTTATAACTTCATTATACTCCAAATCCCTTATCATTACAAATGCCCTTTCATCAATACCAATTTGATTTGCAGACAGGCCAACTCCTTTATGATAATGCATATTATCAATCAATGTCTTTTTTAAAAAATCGCGATCCAAATTGTAACTACACTTATCAATTCTTTTGTGTAGTAAATCATCAGAATTTGGTATTAGTTCTCTTATCATAAAGTTATTTAGAGAAAAAAAAGACCCCTCAGAGAGGAGTCTTTTGAAGATATGTAATATCAATTACATTAGGTTGTTAACCTTAACTCTTCTGTAGTATGTATTAGAGTTTCTCTTAATACGTCCAGTGTCTGCCTGGTATAGACCTTCAGCGAATGGGTTTGCTACGATACCGTAACGAGTTTTAAACCCGATTTTTGGCTGGAAGGTGTTCTCTCCCACTGCACGAACCATCTGTAGTGGAACGTAAGGGCAATAGAATAAACCTGCGTCATAAGGTGAAGAACCTTTATAACCAGCAACATAGTACTGAGCACCAGCAGAAGATCCATTGAATCCACCTGCATAAGGGTCGATGTACACTTTGTACTTACCTTGTAATGTACCAGCAAATGTATTACCAGTATCATCAACGTTAAGGTTGCTATTAAGAGCAGGAGTGTAATCAAGTACACCAGCCATTGTTAGAGCAGAAGCAACGTCTGCAGAACAAAGGATCATGTTACCCTTTCCTCTACGAGTTTGCTGTGCTATCGCGTTAGCGTCTCTTTCGATCTGGAATATAAGTCCTTTGAACTTCTCAACTGACCATCTTCCGTTGGAGTCTGTGTCTAAGTCGAATGTACCAGATGTTGCAACGTTTGCTTGAGCACCAGGCTTAGCAACGTTATAGATTGTTCTAATAACTTCTCTGTTGATTTCAGCAAGTATCTCAGTAGAAAGAATGTTAGCAAGTTCTGCTTCTGCATTCAATCCATGGATTGCTTTCAAGTCTTGAGCAAGTTCTAGTGAGTACTCTGCCTTTAGAGCTCTTGACTTCGCAGTCACGGTGACTTTCTCGATTGAGAATGCCATCTCGTTGAAACCGTTTCCGTCAGTACCTAAAGCTTCAGCAGTACCTGTCTTCATACCTTCACCGACGTTGTAGGTAGTTCCGTCTGCAGTAGCAGGGAATGTACCGTCTAACGCACCAGGATCTGATCCTGCTTGTGAACCAGTACCAAGACCAACTGCCTCAGAACCAGAACCAGCAACGTAATCGTCTGCTCCAGAGATTGTAGAACCATCGGTTCCAATACCTGAAAATGCAGAATCTACTTCGTTGTAGAATGTCTCGTCGCCATTTTGAGCATTGTAACGAGATCTCATTGCGAAAATTAGACCTGTTGGGCCATTCATTGGTTGCACACCAGCTAGGTCATAAGCGACCAAGTTTGGCATTGCTCTTCTGATCAGACTGATAAGTACTGGATCGAAGTTTGATATCCCTGAACCTGTTGAGTTTGTAGGGGCTGCTTCTCCAAGGAACTCTTGCTCCTCTTTTAAAGTCTTTTCTTGGTTCTCCAGAAGAACTGCGGTCACCATTCGACGATGATTGTCTTTGATGTCTCCCATACCTTCATGGTCTAGGAGTGGGGCCCACTTCTCCTGCAGATGTTCAGCATTGAACGATTGCATTTGATTTACCTTTTAAATTTAGTTTAAAGTTTGATCTTATAATTAAAAAATCACTTTTTCGAGACTCTATTCATAGTCTGTAGGTAACTTTCCATCAAGCCAGACGGTGCTGCTTGAGGTGCCTCAGTTCCTTCAGAAATTGTCTCTGAATGGTCTCTTGGAGCACTAGCACTTGGGAAATAAGATTCCTTAAGTGTACCTAGTTTCTCTCTGTATGTTTCTTCACTATCAAACTCAACATTTTTGGCAAGAGAAGCAAGTTTATCTTTTTGTGAAAGTGCTAGACCTTCGGATATGTCTGCTAGAATTACATCTGATACAGACTCAGCTAATCTTTTGTTTAGAGCAATATTCTTATTGATCTGCTCGTTGAGTTTATCTTCCATCTCATCAAGTTTATCAACCATATTGTTGATAACATCATATTTTTCTTCAGGGATTGTTACATAATGATCTTCAAAAAGACTCTTCATACCTTTTAAGAATGAATCAGTCATTTCTGTTTTAAGTCCATGCTCTACTGCGAGTGCATTTTCTTCCATCCATTCCTGAGCAATATACTCAAGATATGCATCAGTTCTATCTTCTAGAACTTCTTTCATGGCAGAAACTTCTTCAGCGAGTGATTTCTCATACTCACCTTTTAATTCTTCCTTGATCTCTCCGATCTTGGTTTTGATAGCAGCTTCGAAAATGGTTGTTGCTTTTGCTTTGAAATCTTCTGAAAGTTCTTCGCCTTCTAGAAGTGCATTAACGTCTGCTTCGACATTAAATGACTCTTCTTCAACGACTTCTTCTTCAGTAGTCTCTTCTTCTGCAACTACTTCTTCTTCAGTAGTTTCTTCTGATTCAGCAACTACTTCTTCTTCAGTTGTAGGTTCTTCAGATACAACCTGATCTTCAGGCTTCTCCTCTTCCTCTTTCTTCATAGAAGGCATTGCGTCTGCTTTACCAGCGTTTTTGTTGACTACATCCTTAACTTGCTTAAGGGTTTTACCAGGTGTATTTAACTTAGCTGAATTATCATCAACCTTATAATTTTCTGGTGTAGGCCCACCTAGATCTTCTACCGCAGCTTGGCCAGGGGTTGTTCCCTGAAGCTTAGGCATTGGATCACCAGGCGAAGCATTTTTAGTTACTACGTTTTCCATTTCTTGTAAATTGCTACCAATAGGCATGTTTTTATCAGAATATTAAATATTCTTTATTTATTTATAGAACTTAAAGATTTGATAAGAAATCGGTAAAGAGACCGAGCTTATGTTCCTCAAGTGTTTTTTGGTCAACTAGAGTGTTAATTCTCTTCTTAGTTTGATCTACAAACTGTTCACGAAGGATTCCTCCTTCCCAGACCCACTCCTTTCCTTCCATGATTCCATTAACGAAAGCATCGGGAGCTGATGGGTCAGCAACGATATCAGCAGCTGTTGCTAACTGAAAATCTTCACCAACAACTTTTAGACCGTCACGATCTTCTTTTAATGTTCCTATACCACGAGAAGAAACTCCTAAAGTTACACCTTCAGCGAGTAAAGATTTTGCAATCTTACCCATAGGTGTTTCAAGAAGTTGTGCCTTACCTACAAAATTATTTCCTTCTTGATGAAGATCAACAATTTTATGTGATACTCTATCGAGGTTCACTGTAGGGCCATCAGGGTGACCAAGTTCCCCAACAGCACGACCTTTTGCAACGAAAGATTCATTGTATCTGCTAACCTCTTTTGCAAGAGTGTCTACAGGATACATTCTTCCATTACGATTTTTAAGGTTTCCTTGTAAGAAAACACCCTCTATATACATCTTCTTTTTAGCACCTTTTCCTTCGGTGATAAATTTAACGTCTGAAATTTCTTCTGTAATAAGTTTCATTGTCCTAGTTTGTAAATCCTACTTTTGCACCCTTAACATTTGCAGATAGTGCATACATGCAATGAGTATAATCTTTTTGAACATACTCAACAGAACCTGATGGTAATGAGAATGATCCAATACCAGTTCCACTTTGAGTTTCTACAACATAAACTGTATGTTGACTTGATCCGTCTAAATTTACAAGACGAACCATTCTTGCTTGCTCAAAACTAGTAGCAGTACCAGTAGTGGTTGGCAGTGCAATTTCTTGACCTTTAATATAGGTAATGTTGGCCATTATTCTCCCTCTGTTGACTCAGGTTCTTCAGTATTATCGAACATTGATGCACCTACAGTATTACGAGAAGCGTCTATTTTGTCTGCTGCTTTAGCATACAAAACTTCTTTGATCTTATCGCTAATATCATTAGCAGCAGCATCAGTCGCTATCAAATTAACAAGTTCTTCCATAAAAATAAATATAAAATCCTAGTTTTATTTATATCTCTGCCTTTTTAGTATCTTTTTGTACCTGTGCATTGGTAAGTCCAGCATCAATTTCTGGATCCATTGGAATTTCTCCCATCTCACCTTCTGCTGGTAATGGTTCACCAGTTATTGGATCAATTGCACTAGGATCTGGTATTATACCATCTTTAATTTCCTGTTCAATTTGCTCATCCAATTCTTCCATTTCTCCATCAGTCTGACGTAAGACATTTTTACGAACCCATTCTTGTGAATAGAATCTTCCAATATAAGGTTCTATTTGTGCAAGAGTTCCTAATCTCTCATTCATCATTTCAGTTTCTTTCAATTCTGCAAACTGATTATCATAG